CCATACTGGCTGGACCCGCCCCCGATGACCGAGTAGTCGGCCAGCAGCGTGAACTGGTTGGACTGCCCGCCGCCGATGACGGAGTAGTCGCCGTCAGTGTCGAGCGTCTGGGCGGTCTGGCCGCAGATGATGGAGTATGAGCCGTCGCCCTCGTGGCACAGCCCGCCGGTTCCGCCGGTCTGGTCCACCCACTCGGTGTCGTAGTCCGTGGCGGTCTTCTTGGCCAGGACCTGGCCCTCGGCCCCGCCCGCGGGCACGCCGACGCCATCGTCGCCGTCCGCCCCGGGCGCGCCCGGGGCACCATCCGCCCCATCCTGCCCATCCGCACCGGCTGGGCCCTGCTGGCCCTGGGGGCCGACCAGCGGCGTGGGGGAGCCCCACGCACCGGAGGTCTTGGGCCCGTAGATCGCGCTGGCGGCGGTGTCGATGTAGAAGTCGCCGTCAACGCCCAGGCCGCCCGCCGGGGCGCCGGACCCGTTGCGGACGGTTTTCCCATCCGCCCCATCCGCCCCGTTGGCCCCCGGCGCGCCCGGGGCACCGTCTGCCCCATCCTGCCCATCGGCCCCTGCGGGGCCCTGCGGTCCTTCGGGGCCGATCAGAGATACGGGCGAACCCCACGCGCCACCGGCCTTGGGGCCGTAAACGGCATGAGCCGTGGTGTCGATGTAAAAATCGCCATCGACGCCAAGCCCGCCGGCGGGGGCACCGGACCCGCTGCGGACGGTCTTCCCGTCAGCGCCTGCCGCGCCGGGAGCGCCTGGGGCGCCGTCCTGGCCATCCGCCCCGTCGGCCCCGGGGGCGCCAGGAGCACCGTTCTGACCATCCTGGCCGTCGGCACCGGCCGGGCCCACCAGCGAAGTGGGCGAGCCCCAGGCACCCGACGTCTTGGGTCCGTAGATCGCCTCGGCGGCCGTGTCGATGTAGAAGTCACCCTCAGCGCCGGTCTCGGGCGAAGGAGCCCCGGTGCCATTCAGCACCGTCCGCCCGTCCTCACCCGGCAGACCGCCGCCACCACCGTATCCGCGGTATCCCATTACCAGGACCCTCCGATTACGGTAATCACGTCGCCGGGGGTGCCCTTGACCTGGATCTCCGACAGGTCGATTCCGGCCATGAAATGCCACTCACCCGCGATCCAAGGAACGTCCACGTCGCTGCCGCACTTGAACAGGGCGTTGCCCGCGTTGGTGGGCAGGCAGGAGATCTCGACCGACAAGACCAGCTTGGCCGCTGCCAGGGGCTGGTAGTTGGCGGTCAGGACGATCTTTCGCATGAAGGGGTTGTGCATAAAGTCACCTCAGCACTCGGAAAGTCAGCGTCAGGACGCTGGTGAACTGCCGCAACTGCTCCAGGTGCTCAAGCGAGTAGATGGGCAGGTTCTGCGTCTGCACCCACACCACGTTGGGCAGCGCCTGGAGCCGACGCTGGCGGAAGAAGTCGGCAATCTCCTCCACCAGGGCCATGAGGGCGTCGATCTCCGCGTTGTCGCCGGAGGGATTCGTGGGCAGTTTCTTCTGCACGCCCACGTCAATCTGGTAGTCGTGCTGGACCAGCGTGCGGCTGGCGCCCTGCATCTCCACGCCCTTGGGCACCACCGACACGTGCAGCGTCTTCATGTCGGCCAGGTCGAAGACCGGCCGGAAGAGCCGCTGGGCGGTGACCGGCTGGCTGAAGCTGTGGTCGTTGATCTCGGCCACGACCGCATCCGCGATGTCCACGATCAATGCCATCTCAGGCTCCCATGAGCTTGGCTATCACGGCCCCGGCCGCCCCGCCGACCACGCCGCTGCCGACCATGTAGCCGATCAGGGCGGCCACGCGGATCTCCAGGACCCGCACCCGGTCGGCCACCGGGCAAGTCTCGGCGTGCTTGGCCAGTGCCCGGTCGATGACCGTCTCGGTCCACTGCTCCAGCGGCATCGTGATTTCAGCGGTAGCGTTCATGCCTACTCCTCATCCACCAATTTGGTGTGAATCCGCAGCGTCACGCCGTACGGGTCGCTCGGGCGGTAGTGCCCGCCGCCGGCCAGGTCCAGCACCTCGTACACCTTCACCTGCTCCCCGTCGGCCAGGCGAATCCGGTCGCCCGGTCGGGGCAGCGTCCTGATCCCGTCCAGCACGAGCTGGTCGGCCGCGATCAGGAAGTCGGTCGCCACCGCCTGGACCGTCAGGCCCGACTCGTCGGCGACCTCGTAATCCGTCTTGCCCAGCGTCGCCTGGACATCCACCGAGGAGTTACCCCGGCTGTAGGTGACTAACTGGGAGGCATGTTTCAGCCGCATGCCTCCCAGCCAGTCACAGGCGATCTTGAGCAGGTCGGCCATCGGTCAGGACCTCCGGATCAGACGGTGGACAGAGCGGCGCCGTCGTTGGAGACGACCGACCACCGCTTGTTGGTGCCGTTGGCCTTGCCGACCAGGAGCACCGCGTCGCCAGCGTCACCCAGGGTGATGGTGTTGTTGCCGGTCTGGTTGACCGTGGTGGCGCACGTAATCACGCAATCGCCGCCGTCGGTCTTCAGGCTCAGCAGGAGTTCCTGCCCCACGTAGGTCGGCGCGGCCAACGTCCGCGTCTCGGCCGCGGCGGTCACCAGGTCGCAGTGGCCGCTGTCGGTGACCGGGATCGCCCCGGCAGCACCCGGGTCGGTGATGCTGGCCGTCAGGGCGTTGTGGACGGTGTTGGTGACGGCGACCGGGCCGTTCCACAGGACCCGGACGGTCTCATCGGTCGCGCCGGCTGCCGCCTGGGCAAAGCCGATGAACGTGTTGCCGCCGGCGGTGGTGGTCGCGCAGCCGGTGCCGGCCGTGCCGTTGTACGGGTTGCCGTCGGCATCCCAGTACAGGGCAGCGCCCAGAGCCTGCTGCTCGTTGGCCTTGACCACGTCGAACACGCCGCTGACCGCGAGACTGCCCAGCGCGTTGGCCGCGATGGGGGTCTTGGCCACGCCGATCATCGAGCCCTGGACCACGACGGCCCCCGCGGCCACGGCCGAAGACGGCGTGTGGTCGATCACGTCGCCGTCCTGGATGAAAGTTGCCTGAAAACTCTGTGCCATGGTTGATTCTCCTGTCTTGGTGGCCCGCGGCCCGGCGGGTTCTTCTTGCGCCCGCCGGGCCGTCAGGCGGGAAGATGGTTACGCTTCACCCTTCGAGCGGACGCCGCCCTTGGGATCCTGGAGAGCGACGCCCACGTCGTGATACCCACGGAGCTGTACCCCGAGCGTTCCGAAATCCGCGTCGGCGGTCTCGATGGTCGGGGCCTCCTGGCCGTTGAGGAAGGCCACCTCAATCACCGGCAGGTCGGCCGGGTCGGCCAGCAGATACCACGCCTTCTCGCTGTTGCCGGTGTAGGTGCTGTTGGACAGATACCGGCTGACCTCGGCCCGGAACTTGCTCTGGTGCGGGTTGGCCACCGGGTACTTGGTGGAGGCGGTGGTGTCGCGGATCTCCAGGCTCTTATAGAGCATGGTCGCCATCGCCGACAGCGCGGTGGGCACCAGCAGGATGGCCGGCTGGATACCGATGGGCTTGCCATCGCTGTCCACCTGGTCGGCGAAGGCCTTCTCGGCCTTGGTCAGCCCGTCGATGGTCAGCGCCGTGTCCGCGCCGGTCAGCAGATTGTTGTTGCCGGCGGCGAAGAACGCCGCGTTGTTCAGGAAGGTGGACCAGAAGATGTCGTTGATCTTCAGGCCCGACCCACGCCCGAGCTTGCGGGGCACGGTGGTGATGGCGCCCAGGTCGTCGTTGATGATGTCCCGGCGGTCGATGGAGATCATCAGGCCGTAGGTGTCGGCCTTGTTGCTGTAGGACTCCTCGCCCAGGGTCCCGTGCTTGAGCTCCCCGCCCGGGGCGACCAGCTCGTACTGGTCCTTCCCGATCAGCCGGTAGGAAGTCACCGTCTTGAAGTCATTGACATTCCTCACCGCACAGATGGCCCGCCACGTGCGCTCGACGCTGAAGAACCCCTCCAGCAGGAACTTGTTGGAGACATTGGACAGGATGCCGCCGATGTTGATCGTCGAGAAGGCGGCCTGGATGCCGTGCCCAAAGGCGAACCGCAGGACGGAGCGGGTGTCGCGGAAGTTGCGGCCGTCGTAGCCGTTGGCCCAGGCCGCCTCCAGGAGCAACTCCTGGAGCCCGATGCCGCCGCGATACCGCTTGTCGGCCAGGTCGGCCGGCTTCTCGCCGTACCGGGCGACCACGTCGTCGCCCTTCATCCCGCCGGTCAGCATGCAGGCGGCCTCCAGGACGGCCCCCGTCAGCGTGCGGTCGGGCATGTGAACCTCCGGGGCCTTGGGCCGCTCGGCCCGCAGGACCTCCAGCTCGGTCCGCGTCACGTCCCAGCCCTCGTCGATGGCCTTGGCGGCGATCTCGGCGTGCTTGTCGCCGCAGACCTTCCGCACGGCCGCGATCCGCCGCTGCTCGGCGGCGGCGTGGACCCGCATGTCGGCCACGGGATCGACGGTGATGCCCGCGTCGGGCATCGTCGCCGCGGTGGCCGCGGCCTGAACCGGAGGCGCGGGGGCGTCCGTGCCCGCCGGCGCCTTCGCCTCGACCTTGGGGGCCTCCTTGCCCGGATCGGCCGCGGTGGTGTTGGTCTTGTCGGTGTTGGTCTCGTCCATGATTGTCTTCTCCTTGGCCTTGGCGGCCACGCTGGCCGACGTGTTGGAGTCGGCCCCAAGATCGACGAAGCTGATCTCCCCCAGCGTCGATTGGCGGACGACGTTCAGGGGCCCGATGAATTCACGACCGTTCACCAGAACGGTCTGGTTCTCCTTGACGAACTCGAACTGCTCGACGCTGGCCCCGATGCTCGCCTGCCAGGGGAAGCCGTTGCGGGCCGAGACGACGATCTCCCGGGCCGCCCCCGTGTCGCGCGAGACCACGCCGGCGGCGATGAGTTGCCCATTTTGGACGCGGATCGAATCGGAATGCCCGACCCCGCTGTTGGCGTCGTGGCCGAAGCGGATGGGGCGGGACTGCGAGGGGACGCTCAATCCGGCCAGGTCCATCACCACCGGGTAGCGCCATCCAGCCACGCGCATCGGGCCGCCGGTGTAGGCGACCATCGTGAACCGGGGGAGGGCCTGCTTGCCGTCGCCGGCGTCGGCCGCAGCGGTGATCTCCATCTGCGCCGTCAGGCAGAGGTTGTCAGGCGGCTTGGGTTCGCTGGTCTTCGTCGTCATTGTCGTCTTCCTTGACCTGGTCGGGGTTTGAGGGCGGCGGGGTTTGCGCAACGGTCAGCCCCAGTTCCTTCATAAGGGCCACTTCTTTGGCCCGCTGGCGAAGCTCGGTCTCCCAGTCTTTGCCCTGGCGGGCGTATTCCTGGGCGAGCGTGGTGGTGTTGCTGGCCAGACGCTGGGCCTGAGCCGAGGCCTCCTTGGCCGGGTCGACGTGTTCGTGACCGTCCCAGAACCACTGGTGGGTTGCGTCTTCCAGTTCGCCCAGGCCGAACACCTTGACGGCTTCGGCCAGCCAGGCGTTCAGGATGCGATCCAGGACGACCGCCTCGCAGTGGGCCTGCTCGACACGGATGGACTTGTAGTAGGTCTGGTGGTCCAGGCGCCCCGAGGCGTAGTTGTAGCCGCTGGAATCACACAGCGCCACATTCCTGGGCATGCTGAGGCAACGAGCCACCTCGTTGAGAATCTCCCGCTTGAACATCTCGTAGGTCGTCGCCGGCTGCTCGGCCTTGATCTGCGAGGGCTCCCAGCCCTCGGGGGTAAAGACCGCCATGTTGGGCGAGAACTCCATTTCCGACATGGGCTCGACTTCGGCGGCCTCGCCGCCGGCCGGGGCATTCGTCTTCATCAGCACGGCGATGTTGGCGGCGGACTCCGCCGCTCCGATCACCGCGAGGGTGTAGCGGCGAAGCTGGGCGAACAACGGCAGCGCGGGCATGATGTCGGGCAGGCCCCGGCGCTGGCCGGGCCGGTCGGCGCGGAACCAGTGGATGACGCTGGCGGCCGGCACGCGGTTGTAATCGAAGGCGCCCGCGCCGCTGCCGCTGCCGGGGTGGGCCTTCAGGACGTGATAAGCCGCCGGGTTGCCGAACGGGTCGTACTCGATCCCGTCGACGGCCAGATCGTTGAGTTTCACAGCCGGGGTCGCGACCTGATCGGCCTCGATCAGCCGCAGGTCCAGCTTGACGGGGGAGGCCAGATTGTCGTTGGAGAACAGGATGGCAAAGGCCTCGCCGTCCTGGGCCCGGGCCATCCGCATGGTGCGGAGCTTACCGGGGAGGTCCACCGCCTTCGCCCACGCGGCGAACTCCTTCTCGATGGTCCCGTTGGCGCCCTCGTCTTCGCCATCGTCCAGCAGCACCTGGAGCCGGGGCCCCGTGCCGATCACGTCGTTGGCCAGCGTCAGGACGATCCCCCGGGCGTAGGAGTTGTTGGCGACCTCGTAGCGGGCGCGGTTGCGGAGCGTGCGGCGGACGTCCGGGCTGGCGGCGGCGTCGGCCGACAGCCCGTCGGCGTTAGCCCAGTGGCGGCGATTGTCGGGGGTGGTCTGGGCGGAATCGAACTTCGCGCGGATCACGACCGTCCGGGCCTCTTTGGCAGAAGAGCCCGTCTGCTTGCTCCGCTTTGAGAATGGCCACCAGCCCATGCTTTACACCGTCCCTGGGGGTACGATCTTGACGCGGGTGAACGCCTTGGCCGGATTGGCCGTGGCCGCCTTGCTGGCCAGGTACTTGTCGGCCTCGATCTGGTCGCGCAGGGGGTGCTGCTTCATCTGGACACCATCCGCGCTGGCCGACTCAGGCCCCTGAGCGCTCTGCTTGATCGTGTCTGTCAGATCGTCCGCCATGGTTCACCTTCATTTGCGGGAGCCGGATTCGAACCGGCGACCTCGTGGGTATGAGCCACGTGAGCTGCCGCTGCTCTATCCCGCTGTCTGACAACCGGCCGCGTGAGCAAAAAGAAAAGGCCGTCCGGGTGTTCGGCCCCGAACGGCCTCGTATCTTTTCGGCAGCGCCCCGGGGATCAGCCGGTGCGTCGCACGGTCAGGTTGTCTAATCCAAATCTACTGGAGCGGTGTGCAGATACAAAGCGTAAAACATCGACTGGTGGAAATCGTTACACCAGTAGACGCTGTGCAACTGTGGGCATGAAATAGGTTACGGGTTACGATAGACAGGAACCACGTCATGGATTCGAAAATGGATGACCTTGCGCGTCTGATTGCGGAACACAATGCCGTGATCCGTAGCATTGCCAGACTAATAGGGCGCCCTGCAAACATCGGGAATGTGGGGGAGTACATCGCCGGCGTAGCGTTCGATATTCAACTGCAGGAATCGGCGAACAACAAATCCTATGATGGCCGATTTCGCTCAGGGCCACTTGCTGGCCAAAGCGTAAACGTCAAGTGGTACTCTCAGCAACAAACCAGCCTTGATCTGACCGAGACCCCGCCAGACTGGTATCTGGTTCTTGTGGGCCCGCCAGCCGCCAAGAAGACAATGGTCAAATGGGCAGGGCAGTGGGCGATCGAATCAGTGTTTCTGTTCAACGGGCCGAGCTTGACCGATACATTACGCAGGAACGGATGCCTTATTGGCCTGGCTAGCAGCGTAAGGAGAGAATATTGGGAAAGGGCCAGAGTCTACCCCTGTGCGACCACTACCTCCTTACAACTGACTGCTGACCAGTTGCGGCTACTGGGGCTGTTCTCCTCGGACAACCTTTTCCAGTCATAGCTAGCCTGCTCTTTCCCAGGTCGTCATTCGCTTACCGCAGTGCCGGCATTCCCGGCGACGAAGGATGCGTCCGCCCCACGTAGCACGGGTGTAAATGACGCGGAAGTGTTTACATCCACAATTGCGGCACTCCAACCCGCGCCGGTCCTCATCGGGAGACCAACTCTTGCGCTCAGCACCAGATTCTGCCATGCTCATTTCCTCCGGAGGTCTTCTTGGGTGTATCGCTTCCGTTCACGGACGGGCAGGGCGTCCCCGGTCGTCCTGATCCCGCACATGCTGGCCGCCGCCGCGCAGCCGACCAGGCAGTCCAGCCAGTGGTTGTCCGGACGGGTGGGCAGGGGCGACCACTCCCGCACCGTCCCGAAGGGCCCGGTCACTTCCACCCACCGCTCCGAGCGGGCCACGTGCTCGGCGAAGAGGCCGTGGTCGGTCTTGGCCGTGCCATAGATGCCGATGCAGCCCCGGTCGGCGGGCGCCGCGGCCAGCCCGTTGTGGACGAAACTCTTCCAGAAGTTGGTGTCGATCAGGACGTGCTGGAACTGCGCGGTGCGGCGGACGTTGGGCATGTACCAGTGGTCGCCGATGGTCTCGCCCGGCTTCTTGGTGTAGGCCGCGAACGGCCTGCGGGTGGCGCGGATGCCCACGCCCTTGGAGAGCATCATCACCGAGCCCCCGCAGCGGCGTTTGACGTCGGCGACGACCGGCGCCTTGTACCCGCTGTCCACCAGCAGGCGGTCCAGTCGCATCAGGCCGCCGCCCCGTGACCATTCCTTGGCCAAGTACTCGGTGACGAGTTTCTCCAGCCCGGCGTGGATGGCCCCGTCCACACCCCGGCCGGGGAACATCGTGGCCAGCGTGTGCGAGGCGTCGTTCCTGGTGAAGAACGATCGGTTCTGCCCGGGCAGCGTGCCGTACTCCACCACCTGGCCGCTGAAGTCTTCTGCCCAGGCGCAGACGAGGTAGTACAGCAGCGGGTCGTGGATATCGATGAACATCGTCAGCTTGGTGCAGGCGGCAGGCACTTCGCCACGCTTGTGGCCGCTGACCTTGGCCAGCACCTGGTCGACCGTCAGAACATTGTCGGCCGCCTGGACCATCGCCGGCTCGTTCTGGTATTCGGTGGCGAAGCCTTCCGGGCCGGTCTTGAGACGCAGGTTCACTGCGTGCTGGATCGCAGAGATTTCCCCCGCCTTGGCGTCAAACCGATCCGACCAGGCCGCGCTGGAGCCCCGGTCCATCGCGTCGCGATGGGCAACATAGAACGCCGTGGCCGCTTCTCTCCCCCTGGTCCGCCTGAGTTCGGCGTACTTGTCCCACAGCGTCTGGTCGGCGGGCCATGCGTAGACCAACTTGGTCCGCTCGCTGTCCCACTCGGGCGACTTCTCCCTGTCCAGCAGCGTGTCGGCCAGGTCGCCCTCGTACATCACCGTGCAGGTCAGCAGGGCCGAGATGGACTCACCGGGCCCGGCCAACCCCATCACGTCGCCGTGGACCAGGTTGAGGCGTTTACGGGTCTGATCGGCCGACATGGCCGACTCCCGGGTCTGCGGATCGTCCAGGAGGGCCAGCGAGGGCCTGATGATGGACCGGTCGGGCCGTGTGTGCTGCTGGCCGCGCAGATTGGAATCCAGGCTGGTCGTCGTGATGATGGACCCGGCCGACGGGGAGACCTCGATCCCGTCCTCCCGCATCGCCCGGGGCAGGTGTTCGCCGTCGATGGACGGGAAGACCATCTTGTCCTGGCCCCAGTGGACGTGCGTGAGCTTGCCGGCGATGTGCTGCTGGAGCTGGCGCTTGGATGAGTTCTCCAGGCAGCGGAGCGGGTAGATCGCCTCGGGGAAGTCGTCCAGCAAGAGCGGCTCTTCCAGGACGAATGTGCGGATGGGCCTCAGAAGCTCGCGGGCGTTGTCCTGGCTGCCGGCGATCATGCAGACGAAGGGCCGGTAACCATAGAGGATGGCCCACAGCGCCGCGCAGCGGGCCAAAGCGGTCTTGCCCGAACCACGGGGCATGGCAAAGGCGAACAGCCCGCCCTCGCGGACGGCCTTCTCGATCTTGGTAATCACCCGCAGATGGTCCTGCGACCACGGCCGCCAGAACGCCCCCGGGAAATACGTCGTGCAGAAGAGGCGGAAGGATTCGCCGGCCGCCTTGCGGCGGGCGTAGTCAGCGATCTCCGGGATGGGGAAGATGTCCTGGGCGGCCTTGGTGGCGGTACGGTTCCGCTGGGCTTGGCGGCGTTTGGCCTCGAAGTAATCGGCCTTGGCCGCACGGGGCTTCTCCAGTTCGGCCGCCAGCCAGCGGGCGTATCGCACCAGGTGGACGTGAATGCCGTCCCCGAACTTCAGCGCAGCGGCGTCCATCTGTCGCCGAAGACGCGAACGCGTGAGAACCGTGCCCAGCGGCGTGGCGTTGATGATCGTCAGCAGCTCGCCCTGGGTCAGGTTGGTCAGGTCAATCGCCATCGTTTTTCGCCAATTCCCCCAGCCGCTTGTTCAGCCATGCGGCGTAGTGGATCAGGTTGACGCGGCCGTCGGCGCCCGTCGGCGCGCCGTCCTCCACGTGCCGGCGGACGGCCTCCACCGGCATACCCATGGCCCGGGCCAACTGCTCGACCGTCAGGGCGGCGGGGTTGGCGATCGCCCGGGCGCCCTGGGCGGCGGGGGCGAGGTCTACCGGTGGAACAATCTTCACGGAATCATCGCTACTGGTCATAAGTCCGCACCCCCTCGACATATGTGGCATGCGAGAATCTAGGTGGATTTACGGGGATTTCCTTGGCATTTCGGCGAAATCTCGGCCCCATGTGGTCATGAACATGAAGGAGAACACGATGGACGCGAAGAACGAAAACCAGACGACGAACCTGCCGCGAGGAACGCGGGTCCTCAACATCAACGACGGCGAGGCCGGAACAATCCTGGCCCCGCGAATGGGACGCAACGGCCGCATTCGCGGCTACGACGTTCATACCGCCGACGGGGTGGAGGGCTGGAGCCTCAGCGAGTTCATCGTCCTGACCAACAACGAGTAACCCAGACACAAGGAGAACCCCATGAACGAGATCGACATCGAAACCATGCTGTACGAGATGCTCCAGGACGAGGACGCCGCCCCGGAAGTCAGCCGGGTCCAGACGTTCGAGGAGGCCGGGCTGCTGACCAACAACCGCGGGCTCGTGGTCCGCACCCGGGACGGACATGAGTTCCAGATCAATGTTGTGCAGAGCCGCTAGAGGAGAACGACCATGAAGCGACGCAACCGACCCGAGACGTACGAAGCGGAAGTGAACGGCAAGAAGGTCCGCGTGACCGTGCCGGAGAACGACGAGAGCGACCTCTTCGCCGCCGTCCGCGAGCAGATGAGCCCCCACGCGGTGGCGGCCATCGTCTCCTTCCTCCAGCCCGTCCGCACGAACAACAGCGACGTGGACCGCCAGGTCCACTGGTTTGCCGAGGAGCTGACCAAGCTCGTCGGCGGGTACGAACAGCAATCCCGGCTCGCGGAAGAGCTGGGGCTTTAGCAACCTGCCCGGCATAACGCCGGGCCCAACAGAAAGGGCAGAACCATGACCACGAAGAAGAACAGCAAGAAGCGGAGCAGCGCCAGCA